ACAATGAGAAGCATAGTTGTGCATTGGTTTATTTCTAAAACATTGGTTCTTATCATCCCATCTTTTTTGATAGGCTTTTAAATTCTCTAATCCTTTTTGACATTTGTTTTTGTCAAACCAACAATTAGGAAGTGCTTTTCTTACAGCTTCAATCCCATCTTCGATAGATAGTTTTGGTGCTACTTCAAAAGCAATACCTAATTCTAAAGCACTCTCCAATCTTGATTTACCAAAGTTACCTATTTCTCTAACCTTAATATCATGGGGAGCTATATGCTTTGAATACTCATATTCTTTTCTATTAATGACATCTACATAGTGATCTAAACCCTCACCAGCATTTTCATAATAATCTATTAATCTGATCTCTCCTTTATACCTTTGGACAAACCATATCGCTGTGCTGTCATTTAAGCCTAAATCCCACCATGTTTCAGTATCTAGGTTGTCGTCATACAGATTATCTGTAATCCTATTCTGTGACTCTAACTGTTCGATTAAAGCACCATAATAAGAACCTGTGATAGCTGCTTGGAAAGAACATTCAAATTCTTGTTCGTATAAATCCTCTGACATCATTTGCTTTGCAGCAACTAATTCATCAGGATCTAATATGTTTGTATCACTAGCTTTAAATAAGCCTGAGTACCAATCCTTGTTCTCTTGTGCGTCTTTATACAATTGATAGAAATAGTTTCTACCCTTTGGTGTTCCAATAAACACACACCAACCTTTTCGGTCTGCCAAAGCTGGTCTTATAACCTCTGGAAATATAGTTGGCTTTATGCTTTGAGTTTCGTCAAAGACACAACCATCTAAAAATATACCTCTTAGAGCCTGATCGTTTTCTGCTCCAAGAATTGTAATCCTACCACCATTCGGTAGATCACATCTTAATTCTGACTCATTAAACTTAGTTCCAGGTATTTTACCAGCGAACTGTTTAATATAATCCCATGCTGTCGCCTTACCTTGTTTAAAGGTAGGAGATATAAAAGCATATCTGGGGTTTGGCAAAGGACAAGTAAGTGCTGCTTTAATCATTTGATTAATCATCATTACTGTCTTTCCAGCTCTCCTGTGGAGAACTAAAACACTAAATCGGTGCTTATCAATTTTTTTGTGCAAAAAATTTTGGAGTTCTCTTGGCTTATATGGAATGACTATTTCTGGCATTTTTAAAACAAAACCCCCCTAATGTACTGTAACTCCTTGAGGTACGTTTAATAATTGCTCAATACCAAAATCTTCCATGATGTGATGAGAGAAGTATCTACATTCTCTTAGATCGTTAAATCCTCCAAAGTGAACAACAACAGAGTTACTGCTTTCCATAATATATATTACTGCTGAGTAACCTTTTTCTCTGTCGTCAAAATCCATCATTGAAAATCCTTAATCTAGTTGTGTGTAGGTCGTATCAATATATTTATAAGTACCTGAACTTTTTTTGGTGGTCGGTCGCTATAAAACCCCCTAAAAGCTCAGTTTTAAACCAAAACAAAAAAGCATTTGATTGTTAATCAATTGGTATTGCTTGATTGGTATTGTTTTTACTTACTTATTTAATTTTATGTTGCTTGTGTGTTGCTTGTTAATTCTATGATCTATTGTTATGCACTTGCAAGTTGCAATTACAGAGAGTTATTTCCTATAAATCTACTGTATAAATTTGCGTCTGCATCATGAATAATATTAACAATAATCCTGATATTACTTAGCTTTTATTACTGCTGCCATTTAATTTCTATTGGTTTATCTCCACCATTTAGAGTCAATTTAGTATCTTTTCCATATCTAACTGGAGATAATACAGAGCTCAACCACTTAGCATTGGATTGCATCTCTTTAATTAAATGTGCAAATGGTAAGCTATTATCCATCTTACCAGAGTTCTCTAATGTATTAATAGAGTCCATTAATTTGTCCTGAGCTTCAGCTATAACCATTTCAATACCAATCTTTTTACAAGTATAGTATTGATCTTGTAATTTCTCAGAGTCTTTTAATTTCTGGCTAAATGTAGCCCATGAAACCATTTCAGGATCTTTACAAATCTTTCTAATAGATTCACCATTACAGAGTCTATTTAAAATAGTCTTTTCAATTGTCTTATTATATTTAATATTTGCCATAGTTTATAATCGTTCTAATTTGTTTAAGTGTTGCATTTTAGCAACAGTATTTTAATTCTATTTATAGTTGTTTCTTTGGTGTTAATCTATTTTCTATCAAGTTATCATTTAGTTTGCATATAATATTTAATCTGGTATTAATTAACTATGATTCAAATTAACAAACTTAATAAAGGAGCAAATATGAATCTAGTAAAAGCAGAAACAAGACTAAAAGAGCTTAACAAACTTTTAGATAAACCAAATTGGTTTGAAAAAGGTACACATGATCTTTTAGATGAAAGAAACGAAATACAATTTAAATTAAATTCTCAAAATATTAATTTTGTTTTGAGAGGTCAGAATAAATATTATTTTGCAAATCAAATTGCAGAATTTTCTGAAAATATTTCAAAGTTTGGTTTTGGTCATATTACATCTGACATGATTAAAAATCATGGTATTTGTTTTAACCAATATTCTATTAATAATGGTTACAATCAATATTGTAGAGATATAAAAAGATTTTCTTCTAAAGAAGAATTAATCGGATTTGTAATCGGTTACAATCAAGCTATTTCAAACTTTCAAAGGGAGGTTTAATGATTAGATCAATTTACTTTGCTCTATGCTTTGGACTAGCTTTATTCGGTCTATTAGTTGTAACTCATATAAGCATACCAATTGGTTTAAGTATGTTTTTTATATTTATAATTAAATTTTTATTAATGCTGCCAAAATATCAGGAGGAATAATGAATAAAGAAAAAAAAATATATTATTCAGATTTAGTAAATTATGTTGATGTCTGTTTTAGCTGTCAAAGTCAAAATATTGTTATTAGTAATCATAATGATGATGGCAGAGAGTCATTTTGTAAAGATTGTAATAGTGAAGATGTCGGAGCTGTAGCACCTGAGGAGGTCTTATGAAGAATAAAGATATAAATATTTATAATCTATTCTCTGCAACCTATAAAAAAAGAAAGATGTTTTCTTTTATTGGTTTCGGTGAATTATTACAAATGCCAAAGGTTGATAAACCTATAAGGCAGATTTCAAATGTGTATCAATTTCCGATTAAATCGTATTATAAGCATTATAAGACCTAAATCTTAATTGTAGAAAGAAAGAGAGAGATAAAGATATTTAAGAAATAGGTCTTATTATGATTCAAATTAACTTAATATGAGATAAATGAACTAAACACAAAATTAAGTTATATTATACCAGATTTAGTACATTAATTTTTAATATTGTCAAGATATAGTGTTGCAAAAATACCATATTTTTTAAAGTCGTTATAGAGCTAACCTCAAAAATCGTTATAGGGGTAACCTCAAAATGTAATCTGAAATTGCCTTATAGAGCTAACCCCAAAATTATTTGCAAATAAACTTATAGCCCTTGCTATTATATAGTGATTTAAGCTCCTCTAATGCCTTGTAATAGTCGGATCTTACCTTTTCATGGCTTGAGGGTAGGAAGAATTGTTTTAGTTGTCTAAATGACCTCTTATAAGGAAAGTTCCTTAATGAGATAATATCTCTATCCTTTTCACTAGCTTTAACCAATAACAATATACAAAATTCATAAACTTGTAATTGCTCACCATTTAATCTTATTTTCATCTTAGGTTTATCTTGACCTTTATAAGTGTCTTTATCAGAAGAAATTCCATATTGTCTATCTATCATTAAAAACATCTCTGTACGTCTATTCTTCATATTTAATGGACTAGGCATATATCGTTCAACGTATGTTGCAGTTTGGAAGTAATTATCTAATTGATCTACTGTAAGTCTATTCGGTATCATTTTCTTGTATATCCTTTAAATATTGCTGAAATCTGTCTGTTGATAGTGATTGTTTTTTTTGTTTAATGTCTTTAGCTTGAAAATAGCCTTTTCTGTCTTTCTTAATCTTTGTAATAGCATTGGCATAAGGTAGAGATTTATTCTTCACCATATCTTTTATGATTTTATCTATTTCTGATTTTCTATTATTCATATAGACCTACCCTTGAAAATCCTTAAAGGAAAATAATCGCATATAGATATATATATTAGTTCTATATTGACTGTGGTTTTCGATAGTCCCAAGTAAAGAAAACGATAGTCCCAAAATTGTATAATCACTTAATAACCTTACCTATGTTGATAACATTGGGAGAACTCAAAGCTGTGTTCAAGTTGCGATTGTGTCTATTTTTAGACAAAGATATTTTTCTTCGTTTGTTTAAATTATGTTGGATATATTCTTGCATAGTTTTTTTATCAAAAACATAATGGCAAGTACCATTCTCAATTTGTTTTCTAGCCAACATTCCAAATAGAGTTAATCGGTCTAGGCAACGAATTAGTGTTGGTTGAGTCTTAATTCCTGTCCTTTGCATTAAATATTTATGCGATATTCTGCAACCTCTAGGTGCATTTTTAAAAGACTTACAGATAATATAAATTAGCTTTTCATGTGAGTTTAAAGCTCTATTATTAATTAAATCCTTATCTACCTTTTCAAAATATTTCATATCCATTCAATATAAGGTTTTCCCTGATATCCTCTTTCCCAAATGTACCAAGCAAAAGCTAACATTCCTCCACCATGAGTTTTTTTATTAGAATCTGGATTAGTAAAAGTTATTCTCCTTGAAAAAATATAAACCTTTTTAATGGGTGTAAGTTTAAACATTTTGGATCTAGCAACACCCTCCAAAAAATTAATTCTTGAAAATAATGCAACTTTTTTTGTTGTTAATTGATTTGAATGATAAGCAAAATCTATTCCTAATTTAAATGGTGGATTTGTTATGATATTTTCTGTTTTTTTATTACTTTTTAAAAAATCTATTCCTGTTTCACCATAATTTCTGTCTATTAAATCGCTAGAATATACATTGTAATTATATTCTTTTAAAATATTTGAAATAGCACCATCACCACAAGCACATTCCCAAATTTCACCCTCAAATTTTTCTCTTTCTAATAATGGATAAATTGCATCAGGTGGTGTTGGGTAAAAATCATCTTTTTGTCTGTCATTATTTAAATTATGTCCTGCCATTCTCATTTTAGTGAGTTGGTTGCCTTGAGAAATATTTAATATATCGTCTGCTTTACTCATTATTTAATTCTTTCTCAATTTGGCTCATAGGTTTTCCAAGCACATACAAAGCATAATGATCGCAGCAATAATATTTATTACCCTCTTTCAAGTCTGCTCCATTTTCACAAGCACAACATTTTTTTTTAGGATCTCCATGCATATCTAAATCTTCCAATCTTCTTCAACCTCATGTGTCATTTCATAATCAAATTTTAGATTACTAAAAAATTTTTTAATGATGTTCCAACTTTCAACTGTTGGA